ACCCATAGATAAGGGTTAAGTGGGTTTAACATAAGGCACTCCGAGGCATATAGAGCGTTCGTAGACACGTCTGTTATACAAGCCTTGTACAAACTTAGGACCAACGTAGCTCCAGACAGGTTTTCCATCTGGGCCGTTAGACATAGCCCAACAAGCCTTCTCTGCGTATCCTTGATTAAACAGCTTAGCTGCCCTGCTTCCGCAGAACCCGTTAACGCCAACGTTATAAGCCATTAACGTAAATCCAATATATTCACGTTCTTTTAATGGCTGAGTAATACAATTAAGAACACCAGTAGAGTGTTCTTTTAATTCAGTTTTTAGATATGCCAAGCATTCCTCAGGGGAGTATTTCTTTCCAAATACGATCCCCTTTCCAGTATATCCTTGACACACTGTAGGAACACCAGCAATATCGTAATAGGCGAAATATTGGGTACCTTCCCATAATGTTGCTCCAGAAACTAGAGCAGCCGGGAGGGCACCTAATAGCCATTTATTTGCTGGAATTACCATTCCTTTTAGCTTTCACTTCTTGGTAGAATTGCCAACTCTTATGCGCTACTAATACAATCAAATAAACCACCATGATTACATTAATAACTGTTGGGAGCGTAGCAATAAACATATTTGTAGCAACCACACCTACTCCCGTAGAAACTCCAACAGGAGGGTTTGTTAATGTTTCCGTAATCATTACACGTTTCCTGTAAAAGTAGCGTAAGTAGCAGAGGGGTCATTACTAACACCTCCTTCGAAGAAGTTACCAACGCACATGTTGCTTCTGGCTGTTCCATCAGCACGTAAGGCGTTTCCACCATTTCCTCTAAATCTAGAAGAATTGATTTGTAAACCTAAACTCTGAGTGGACGCAGGGCTAATGAAGAAACCATGGCGCCAAGGGGCGCTAAGAGCATCTACGCCATTAGAATAGAACGAACAACCTACGAAGTTGAAATCAGGGTTGGGATGTTCAATCCAGACACCACTTCCGTAGTTATTAAAGAAACGCGTTCCGTTAACATTAATATCTAGGTAGGTTCCATTATTAGAAACGTAAAACCCGGTCTTACCAAATCTACTAGCTCCTAATGAAGGGAACGTAGCTTGCCCAGCAGAACACACCCAGCATCCTGTAAACGTAATATTGTGCTTTTCCCCTGCACCACCAAATGTAACGTTATGATTATTCTTTGTACCATCAAAGAAGCTCTGAACGAAATAGTGGTTGGCAGTACGCCAATCAGGTAGGAACTGCATACTAGACTGATCCATATTGGAAATGTCTGTATTAAACATCCACACAGCTTCACAATCATAGATGAGAACGCCGTAGGTGCCTGCAACAATATTACCACCAACAAGATAATCATTACCGCGTAAGAAGCAACCCTCCATCAACATGTTAGCGCCAGTGTTAGTACTAGCTGGAGCTGCATGTCCACAGATGATGCCAGCTCCTGCATTACTAGGAGCAATAGCATGAAGGTCCCTTACGACAATCTGCTCAAACCCATAGAAGTTAAAACCATTAGCATGGTTCTGAACCTTGATACGCTGAAAGAAGGACGCTCTAGAGAAGAAGAAATAGAACGCATTATCAGTCTGAGTTACAGCATGCTTCAGAGTGAAATCGCTAAAGTTCTGGTATTGCGTAGCACTTCCTGCATGGAACGTAACGTCGTTGTTGGTCTGATTGATAATCGTAGACTCCATACCGGCTCCACGAATACCTAAATTGTGTACAGCAATATTAACTGCCCCTGTGATGTTATATACACCAGCAGCAATTTCAATAGTACCACCACCAACTGCGTTCACAAACCCTACAGCATTCTGCAACGCTGTCTGATTCTGTGCTCCAGTATTACTAGTTTTAAATCCAAAGTCAGACGCTTGGATAATTGTGTCAAGCTTCTCTTGGACTGTGTAAGGAACAGACACGCCTGCCGGCAGCTTCCTATACGCTACTAAATCTCCTCCGAAAGAGCCTCCTGCTGGATCAGCAGCAAGATCAGAACGTAAAAGATTAACAGCGCTTGTAGCGGCTGCAGCACCTGCTGTGGCTCCTGCTGTAGCAGCACCTGCTTCACTAGCAGCGGCGGCTGTAGCGCTGTCCTCAGCAGCATCGGCAGCAGCCTGAGCTGTAGCAATAGCCGTTCCAGCCTGTGTAGCGCTAGAAGCAGCAGCAGACGCAGAAATAGCAGCAGCAGCGGCTGCGGCAATAGCATCCTCAGCAGCTTGTCCTGCACCACCATCAATCAAATCTAGAATATTGTCATCACCAATGAATAGCGTAGATGTACTGACAGTAGAGACATTAAAAATGTCATTACCATCTAAATCTAGAGCATTCTCAACGGTGTTAGTTTCCCCTACAGGATTATCTCTATACAGCACCTGATTTTGTAAGGCGCTGGCAATGTCATCAAAATTCTGATTGATTGTCGAGAGGGTGTTAGTATTAGTTACTGGAGGGAGTACAATCTTTGCCATATATCTTTCTTAAAGTTTGTAGCACGCGAGATGCGGAGTATTACGCGGCTTAGTTTCTGTTCCACCAGTAGCATTAATTGTAACGGTGTGATTGTGTGCAGCAGAGATTCCTCCACTAGTAGTAGTGAAGCTGTGGGTGTGGGCTACACTGATTCCAGATGTAGATTGATTAGAACCGTTGATAACACTAATGCTGTTACCACCAGGCGTAACACCTACAACAGTAGAAGCAAACTGCCCTTGGTGAGTGTGGTCAACACTATCCCCACTTGTTGTTCCAGAAACAGAGTGAGTGTGATCTGCACTATTATTACCAACGCTGTTAGTGTGGGTGTGGCTTTCAATAGCTCCAGTCTGATGAACACCAATAACGTTCGTAGCGCTAGAACCTCTAACGAAATCATCACGCATATCAAACGTAGGAAGACGTTTATTAGCGTTGAAGTCGTCTAAGGCTGTAAGCCCTCTTGTAGTGGCTACACCAGCGCTGTCCTGAATAGGAAGAACTGTATTATTGAAATCATTCCACCACAGAACGAACAATGTTTGTGTATCAGCATTAGCTCTTCCTGTAGCTCCAGAAGCAGCACTACCAATTGTAGCACCAGTACCTGCAACCCATCCAGAAGGAGCTGAAGCTCTAGCAAACCATCCCAGCTGTCCAGAAGGTGTAGCAGCGGCTAACGCAGCAGCAATAGCAGCAGATGTAGCAGAACTCACTGGCTTATTCACATCAGACGTATTATCCACCTGATCAATAGCCAACGCTGTCTTCAGGTCTGGAGTGGTGATTATCCCTCCCATTCCTGAAACACTAATCACTGGCCCCATAGCAATGTCAGCCAGCTTAGCATCTACTTCATCTTCAATAGCCTGCGTATCCACCACATTCTGTGCAGAAGCCGCAGCACTAGCTGCAGCATTCGTAGCCTGTGTTGTAGCTATTCCTGCTTGTGTAGAGGCTGTAACAGCAGACGCTGCAGCAGCCGTAGCTTCATCAGCAGCATCTTGCACTAACACTTCTACTTCAGCAATAGCTTCAGCAATACTCACCTCAAAATCTACACCACCAATAACCAGCCCTGTGGCTGTAATGTTTCCACCATTGATGATGTCATTACCATTCAGGTCAACATCTGTGATAATAGCGTTAGGCTCCCCTACGGGGTTGTTCCTATATAAAATCTTATTCTGCATCTCAGAGGCAATGAGAGCAAAATTTCCGTTAATTGTGGAAAGACTGTTTCCATTCTTAACTTCGTTAAATACAATTTTAGCCATAGGCCTTTCTTACGTTTAAAGGAATAACGTGCCTGTGGCACAATATGTGTATATGTCGTAGACGTCTTCGACATATACCTATAATTAAGGAGAATGTTATGCTCGGGGTAATGGGCAGGCAACACTCAGAATTTTCTGGAGAAATTTTTAAGCTCTAATGCACTATAGAAGCACACCCCCCACACCCCTGTGTACCCCCATAGCGTGCCGTAGGCACATACAAATGAGAATGATTTGCATCATCATGTGCATATTACCTGGGGTTGTAATGTACCCCATGCATATACTTCATTGCACATATGTACACTGTCACGCCTACGGCATAGGAAAATCTCTAATGAAATCAGGCACTTACGTGCCATATAACGGATATACATAACGCTTGCAGCATGCTGCCTAGGGCAGCGTTATATAGGCATACGCCTATGCTTCTATATGCGGACACGCTAGCTGTATGCATGTACAGCTATGTATTAGGGTTTGCCCTAGTATCCACTGCCTAGGCAATCAATTTACATTAGCTTCCATGGTGATTGATCTCAGTCACCTAGGCCTCAAGGGCCGATGCTCATTAACAACATGCATGCGCTTGTGTTGGCTTAAGGCTCACGCCCCAGTCTAACGTTAGGTCTCTACGATGTGGAGCTAATGATTCTGCTTGACAACATCAGCAAAGCATGCGTGTAATGTGGGCATATGTAGCGAGCTATCATGTTTGCTACAGCACAGCTAGTCTGTGCGCTCTTTAACAATCTATCCGGTTAGTGTCACATGTGAGTGTGTGTCGCTAGATCATCCTAAAGCCGATGAGAACATCAGCTAGCAGGCATGTACATGTATGGTTACGTGTGCATGCTGGCAGAGCCATGTCTCAGATCAATTAGGCCGTCTAGTGGTTTTGTGGGGCAGAGAGGATGTTAGAAATAACATCATCCTCTGTGTGACTGCCTGCTCACACATACAAACATGGGGCATGAAAGAGCTAACAGGCATCGTCCAAGTTAGCATGTAATTATCCCCGGATAGTATTGCGTCCTTTAACAATCTATAGAAAACTCCCATTCGTGCCATGTGGCAAGCGAAGAGTAATCAGCATTTAGATTCACACTGCCTGAACCATACTAGTGTGCATGTAGATGATGATGAAAACGCTCTTAAGCTGCGATGGTGGGGGAGAACATTTACCCTATCTATGCCGTTTGCATAGAGGGTAGATCGGATGGCAGTGACAGTGCCATCTAGTCTATTCACCATAGGAGATTGTAATGGGGATGATTCTCTATTATGTTCGTAATGGTTCATGTGGCATGGATAAGCATGGCCGCTGGACTGACAACGCCAGACAATGGGAAGTGTATTCCCGTCGTGACAAGGCAATGGACGTCATTGCTTTGTATCCTGAATCAACACTGGGGATTCTCTAATGAAGCACATTCCTAAGCACAAGCGCCTACTCAAGCAAGTGGGCATTCGCATGGCCTCTCTGTATCTGAAGAATCGTGGATACAGTGTGGAACAAGCAGTTATTCTTCTGCTCAAATAAAGGAACAATCATGTACCCTTTGCCTGTTAACGCATATCAAATGGGATGGGACGCGTTCTATGATGGTGCAGCATACAACCCTAGCGAATCGAAGGATTGGCGGGATGGTTATCGTTCTGCCCAAGAGTATCATTCACAAAGTTGAAAGGAAGCTATCATGCCTATTGAATGGCCTAAGCAGTTTGTTCATTTCAACTATGATGCATCCCACATCTGGCGTCATCTGCCATATGATGAGAGGATGCGAGTGATTGGAGTGAACGCACGTAATCTGTTACGTATGCTGAACAATCAGTAAAGCTGTGCATCGTATGTCTTACGTGTAGGACATACTGAGCGCCTTTGCTCATAACCTACGGAGTTTTATCATGTTCAATCGTGAAGTGTTTCTTTCGCAATTCGCAGTGTCGATCGAGGCGCTGGCACAATCTGAAGATGTTACCAAGCGTGAATTGCGCACGCTTTCCCGGACGTGTCTCGAATACGTCTATGAAACTGGGGACATCGGTGTTGTCAATCGCTTGATGCTTGTGCTGACGCCAGTCAATCGCAAGGTGGCACAGCAATACTTCGATGAGTTTGCCGGCTTTGTCTGGGACGATACGAACAAGCGTTTCAAGGGTAAGAGTGCGAAACGTTGGGATCAGTGTGTCGCAAAGGGCAAGGAATTCTTGGCCGACCCGATGAACAACATCTGGTCTTGGGCAGAGCGCAACATTGAAGTTGCACGTAAGGACTTCGATATCACCCAAGTGACGGACGCATTCAAGAAGTTCGTGAAGAAAGCCGAGAAGAACAATCTCACTCAGCGTGACGTGCTTAAGGCAGTGCTGTCCGCTGGTGTGGAATTGGACACCATCCTCGACCTGATGGGTGAAATGTATGATGTCGAAATCAACGCTGGTGAAACCCAGCCCGAGTGATACTGACACTCGCAACACTCACAAGGGGCGCCCTATAAAGGTGCTCTTTGTGTCCATCTTTGGATGGGTGTATCTGGAATATCTAGACACTCATACCACCGCAGCAATCACTGGTTATTCATTCGTTAAGCACAGCAATTAGGAGCTATCATGCACGGACTCAGCCAACATCAAATCGAAGCAATCCGTATTCGTGTCAAGGGGAACGCCGGCCGTCGGCCCGATCAGCGTGTGCCCAACCCTGTCAAGCATGGGTTTCCTGGTCGCAAGCATGAGGCACGATTCCAAGCGCGTAGCCGTGACTACACTGCTATGATGGACAACCCGTCCAATCGTGGCAAGGACTACTCTGGATATCATCGTCCGGGCAGCATGCAACGATTCAGCTAATCAAACGGTGCATCGCCTAGCTTAGCCCTCATTGCTTTGATTAAGGCGAGCCGGACAGTGTAACCGGCACAATCACTAGCCAGTATGGTGAAATGGGTAAACACAGCAGACTTAAAATTTGCCGCATTAATTTGCTTGGGAGTTCAAATCTCCCTACTGGCACCATCAATCGTAGTTAGGAGAATCATATGAACAAGCATCAGATCAGCACCACCATTCGCACTGCATTCGAGAATGTGCAAGTTAAGCGTGTGGTGAACAAGCCTCAAGCTGAACGCTGGGCCTCTCTCATCATGGATGCGCTATCATCCAAGGCGGGCATCATCCAGCGCAATGATTGGAACGCTCATCTGTCGTTCGAGACGTTCAAGAAGCTCAAGGCTGAAGGGGTGATGGTATGACCTACACTGTATGGTTTCACAACCTAAACCGTTTCAAGTTCTTCAAGCTCTACAACACGTATATTGACACGAGCAAGCCTTTTTTCTTGTACGAAATGAGTCAAGAAGAACAAGAAACATTCTTTCAACTGGTCTATCTATCGGAGCAAGCATGAAAACTCAAGAACTCATCGAACGATTCAAAACCTGGAATGGTAATGCTTGGTTGAAAGACCATCTGGCATTCCTCAAGGGAACGTATCAAATCTCCCATTCTCTGCCTGTCAAGCGTGAGAAGAAGAAAGCACCGAAGATTCACTATCTTCCTTTCTTCCCTAACGTGTCTCATGCATCGTCTGAGATTCGTGATCTGTCCAATCAAAAAGACAGAGATTGGCGAGACGATCAAATCGTAGCCAAGCTATACAACTAATAACTGAAGGGCATGATGTTAACGCATCGTGTCCTTTGTTTATTTGTTTTGTTCAACAAGAGGATGTTATGAGTAGGACAATTCGCAGAGAGAAGCGCAAGGATCGTTTTGCCAAGTTTGAAGACAAACGTACAGGATGGTATGGCGAATTCAGTTATACGCCCGATGGTGTTCGATCTCTCAAGCGAGAAGAACATCGTCACAATCGCAGGGTGGGACGTAAGCAAGAAACGGAGAGCTATCATGCCGCGTAATATATCCCCTAACGTGATGAGGGATTCCAACCTGTTCAAGGAAATGGCTCCTCACATCAATTCCATTTCTCATTCAAGGCTTCTGTTTGAGCTATGCAAAGCCTCAGAAGTGACACACGTTGCTACTGAAAGGAAAGACGTCAACTCAGCATTCACTTGGGCTGAAACGCCTCAAGGTCCAGATTTCTGGAGAGACCTTTATCGTGAACATCTTGGACTGGAGCATTAATCATGAGTCCAAATGAATTAGTTCACTCTAAACTGTTCAAGAGTGTAGCCCCACACATCCACTCAATCACAAGCTCTAAGCTTCTGTTCGAATTGAGCACAGCTTTCAAGGGATATGAGAAAGAAGAGTGGGAGAGGGATGATGTTCGTCCTAATCCTAATAGTGATGACCTAGATGGTGCTATGACATGGGTTAATACACCTCAAGGAAACAAATTCTGGAGTGAGCTTAATAAAGAATATTACAAGAACAAATATCCAGAAGACGATGATTAACTCCACATATCAGGCCAAACGTTGTTTCGTTTCTTCATGTTATCTTCATGAGGAAGAGGTTGAAGGTTAGCTTGACAATGTAATCCACATACAGTTCTACCCCTAAGGGGAACGATATGATCAACATCATGTTGTATACCTGTGGATTCAGTAAGTTGTTTAGCTAATTGATAGGTTTCATTCATCTGCTCTAAGTTAGCCCACTTAGGAGTAGCTTGTTTCACATGACCTTTGTATAACATTCTGCTTCTTTTTCTTTTAGCAGGGTTAGTAGTCATGTAACTTCTATTGTAAGCTAGATGTTTATCTCGGTTAGTCTTAAGATATAGTTGTTTGTCTTTTGATTGACATGATTTACATATAGAACGCACTCCATCCTTTAACTTCTTATCTTTAGAGAAACAGTTATAGTCTAGATTATGATTACATTTATTACATATTTTCATTATAATAATAATAATATCTTAGGAAGGTTATAGACGTTATGGCCCCCTCTATCCCCCATATTCAACTATCTTCGATAGGTGGGAGAAAGAGTGCGCCAGTATTTCGGTGGTGTCTTAGGATAGGAATGAGACAGTCACGTAGCTTGTCGGTCGTTAGCCGCCCCTCACACAAGCTTCAAGGAAACTTGTCCTTGCATAAGATAGATATCCTAAAATCGTATGGAGTTCGACAAAGATGATCAATTTAAAACGTCCGCCCTTCAAAGTGGGGGATAAGGTGCGTGTTGTGCCGTATGTAGGAGATATTCACTTTGGGTTGATGAGGTACCACAAGGAGAACACAATTCTTACTGTGGACACGGTGGTGCTCCTTGGTACCAAGTGGTATGTCGGTGCTGCTGAGGGAAACCTCCCTAGCACAGCTAAATGGTTTGCTGAACGTTTCGCACTAGTAGAAAGGAAACATCGTATGGAAAACGCATTCTTGGTTAGGTTGAAGGATTTTCGTAACGCTATCATCCCCGCTGACGATCCTGGGTTTGCTCCTGAGATGGTCAAGATGATTGGGACTGAGGTTTCAGCTCGTGAACTGAACGATGAAGAGAAGAGGTTCTACGACAAACCTTGGGTGTTCACCGATGGTGGTGTCTACTGGCCCATCGCGTTCATTGACGTGGTGAACGACAAGGAGAAGCTCAAGGCTATGAAGGCTCGTCTCAAGAAGGCAGCTAAGGCCAAGCTTAAGCTCAAGAAGCCTGCCAAGAAGTTCCTCCGTTCTGAACTGCGTAAGCAAGTGGGAGGTAATCCAGGTACATGCTCCTACGGTATCGAACGTAAGGATGGTTCTTTCAAGATGCACATTCGTGACGTATGTCATGCTCGTCTTCGTCTTGAAGGTGGTATGAAGGCGGCTGCCTTGCATGTGAAGAGCCATTACGAGAAGGCTCCTGATGATTGTAAGAAGACGTATGTTCAGTTCATGAACTATCTGTTCAATCGCAGCCCTTATGCTGTAGCTTTCAAGACTAAGAAGGCTAGCGAGGCTTTGGCTCGTGAGATTGCAATGGATGTGGACAACGCTACGCTTAGTCAAATCGTGGCTGGAGCTATTGCTCTACGTCTTGCTTCAGAGTACAAGGGATTTCTTCCTGCGTTCCAGAAGGTGAAGGAGCTTGGCGGTAGCGAGCATGCTGCATTCTTCATTGCATCCACCCACCAATACATTAACAATAACTGGTCCCGTAATTGGAATGGTGGGCACAACATCATGGCTCATTACTTGAAATACAGTAATGTGATTAAAGCATTCAAGGAGGGATGTCGTAAGGTGCAGGATCGAGTGGCTAGTAAGTGGGCTGACTCTTATGCAGTGTTCCAAACCATTGATGAAACGAATAGTGGATGGAATAAGAACGAGAAGGTGCCTGCGGCTGAAACAATTCAAGGTGTGTTTACTTCCTATGCCCCTGAAACTGTTGTGGGCAAGGGATGGGATGGGTTGAAGCAGTTGGGTGATAAACAAATCCAAACGCTTGCCAAATGTATCGATGTAGATTTTGCTAAACTTTAAGGAGCTATCATGAATGTCATTATTGTCAACGGTTCGTTTGCCTATTCCAAGCTGTTTGCTCGTCTGGGCCATCGTGAAGTGCTTTCGATGGATCAAGCTGATCTGGTGGTGTTCACTGGTGGGGCTGATGTCACGCCTAGCCTCTACCATGCAGCAAAGCATCGGACCACAGGCAACGATCCTCGTCGTGACGATGTGGAAATCAAGTATTTCGAAAATGCCCTCAAGCGTGAGCTTCCCATGGTAGGGATTTGCCGCGGCGGTCAGTTCCTGAATGTCATGTCCGGTGGTGCCATGTATCAGGACGTTGAGAAGCATTGTGGCCCTCATGAGATTACAGACCTTGAGAGCGGCGAAACGGTGTTGGTGTCATCTACCCATCACCAAATGATGAAACCCTCTCCTGAGGGCATCCTGGTGGCTTCTAGCACCCTTGGCGGTGGAAGGGAATGGTTCGATGGTCAAATCTTTAAGAAAGATGTGTCTGATGAAGATATTGAGGTTGTTTTCTACCCTCATACTCGCGCCCTTTGCTTCCAACCTCACCCAGAGTTTGTTGCAGACATTTATACAGGTATGGTCCGCTATTTTGAGACGTGCCTGAAGCGTTACATCTACGAAGAAATCGAGGCCTGATATGCCACGTTGTAAGCCGCCTTGCCTTGCTTGGGTTAACAAGGCTACACATGAAGAGAACGTAGGGCGTATTGTTAGCGTCCATCCTGAGTCTATGATGACTGAAGGGGGTATTCTGTGGTGGTTGGTTAGTGCTAGTGAACCTATGAAGGGTATTCACATGGCTACTGGTAAGAAGGGGGCAGACAACGAGCGTTGGGAAAAGCTGTGGTGTAAAGACTCCAGCCTCACACCCATCAATGATCCAGGTATTGACACTACCGAGAAAGATGTCCCTGCTCCTAAGCAAGAATGGGAATTCCCTAAGGAGAATGCAAATGTTTAAGATTGGTGATAAGGTTAGGCGTATTGCTGACCCGTATAATGTACAAAAAGTTGGTACTGAGTTTGTTATTAAAGCGGTGAAAGGTGGAAAGTTTAGACATATTCAAGACCCTAACGGCCGCTGGTGGGATCAAAATAACTTCGTTTTGGTGGATAATACCACCACTCCCCACAAATGGCACGACATCATCTGTGCATGGGCTAAGGGTGTCAAGGTTCAGTTTCGTTTACAGGACGGCGATGGTTTGTGGCATGAATGGGTGGATGTTAAAAACCCTGCATGGTTTGGCTATGGATATGAGATTGAATATCGTATCAAGCCTGAACCTAAGTCTGATGTGGTGGTTCTTATGTTGTTGGATCAATACGGGGCTTCTCCAAGCCGTCGTCCAAACAACATCAAAGCCACCTTCGATTATGAAACAGGTGTTCTGAAAGCTGTCGAATTAATCAAGTGAATTAACACGCCCTTAGCTTAATGGATAAAGCAATAGCCTTCTAAGCTTTTGATACAGGTTCGATTCCTGTAGGGCGTACCATTTAGGAGAATGAGATGATTAAGAAACTTGTAGGTGGTGTAATTCTGTTGGTCGATTTATGGGTGGGTACTTGGGCATTATATAATTACGGAAGTAATGTGTGGCCTGGTTTGCCTATTCTTTTAACTGCGGTATTATTCTTAGCTATCGCCGCTGCTTTACTAGTTGAGGATTGGACATGAAGGTTGCTATCATAACGACGCACGCTCAAGAAAGTGGGCCAATTCTTCGAGACGCGTTACGTAACAATGGCGTTCACTGTGATTTCTTCGATCTAAAGAAAGTGGATCGGACGGATTATCGGGAATACGATTCGGTGTTTAGCTATGGCACTAGCTATGGCACTCATCATAAGCATCGATTCAATTCTTCTGTGTCTGTGAGGAATTGTGCTGATAAGACGCGTACATTTGATTTACTTCGTGAAGCAGGGTGTAGCACTGTTCCTTATGTTTTGCGTAAGCAGAACATTCCTAAGGAATGGGAATGGGTGGTGATTCGTCAATCTATTGGTGGTAGAAAGGCTGAAGGACTTGACTATGCAGAGAACATTCCTGGACAGATTCCGAATGGAGAGCTTTTCACGGAATACTTCGAACACAAGTATGAATACCGCATCACTGTTTTTAACGGACAGGTTGTGGGTCGGTATTTCAAGCGTGAAGATGCGGGCGATTGGTACTTTGAGCTTCAGCCTAAACGTGGGTTTGAAATCATGGATGATCACTGCATCCGTGCGGCGAAAGCGCTTGGAATCGATTACGTGGGTTTCGATGTCGTTGCTAACACCAAGAAAGACTTTCGTATTCTCGAAGGAAATTCCGCGGCGCGTCTAACCGATGAAGCAGAGAATGCTATTGTCGAATATTACATCAATCTTTAAGGAACTATTATGTGTGGAATCGTTGGCGTTGCTGGTAAGCTAAACAATAAGACCGATAAGGCTCTTAAAACCCTGCTGGTGCTTGATGCTGTTCGTGGCATCGACAGTACAGGTATTGCTGCTGTCCATCGTGATGGTGAAGTGAGGGTGGTTAAGCAGCTTGGTAATCCTTATGAGTTGTTCGACACTCGTGGGTTTACTCCTGCCATCAACAAGATGAATCGTGTGGTGATTGGGCACAATCGCTTTGCCACCCAGGGTGAAGTGAACCGTAAGAATGCTCATCCGTTCGAATTCGATACGCTGGTTGGTGTTCACAATGGTACGCTGCGTAACAAGTGGAAGCTTCTTGATTCCAATCTGTTCAAGGTGGACAGTGAAAACCTCTACTACCATATCGAGCATGAAGGTCTGGATAGTTTCCTTGAAATCGTTGATGGTGCCTACGCCCTGGTGTGGTGGGACAAGGTGAATGAGGAGCTGAACTTCCTGCGTAATAAGGAACGCCCGATGTGGTGTGTCAAGTCTATCGATGGTGAGGTGCTGTTTTGGGCGTCTGAGCGTTGGATGATTGAGATTGCTGCTAGTCGTGAGGATATTAAGCTTGGTGAATTCCATCCTATGATGGAAGACATGCACTATCGCATCCCGATCGATAAGGCTGGTGTTATGGAAAAGCCTATTGTCGCTCTGGCACAGGCTAAGTTTGTTCCTCCTCCTCCTTTTCAACAGCAGCAAAAATGGTCGGCCCATGGGGGTGCTGACTCAAAAAAAGCTACGAGTACCAAGACTCTGACCTTGGTGCCTACTACGGCTGCTACTGAAAAAAAAAGCGACATTCAATCGTCGACAGCTTCAAAGCGAGGGTACGTCAACTCCAAAGGGCTGGCCATTGAACTTATGGCCCTTTGCGTAGACTCGCAGGGTGCTACCTACATCTCTTGTTATGATGCTAACGAGCCTCTTGTGAAGCTTCGTATGTATTACAACAAGAAGGATGATGAGATTACCAAACGTTTAGGAGATATCGTATTAGCTGATATTAAGGATATTCAGATTCATCGCACCGAAGGTACCTTCTATAAGGTGGCTCGTAATTCCGTCAAGGAAGTGCCTAAGGTGGTATTGGACATTGCCGCTATCACGAAGGCAATTGTTGCTGGCACGCTGGATGAGGAGGATGAAGCATCTGATGAAGTGTTGGTGAAAGATCATCGTGGGAATATGATTAGCGAAGAGCAGTTTGCTGTGACGTATGGCACCTGTGCTTCCTGCACTGGGTTTGTTGACCCTGCTAAGAAGCATCGGTTCTGTACAAATGGTGAAGCTGTTTGTGATGTGTGTTTAAGTGATCCCGAAACTGCAAAGTATCTTCCATTAGTTTAAAGGAAAAATCATGACTCAAATTCTTATTGGTTGCGATCCCGAAGTGTTTGTCAAGAAGGGTGAGAAGTTTCTCTCTGCCTTCGGTTTGATTAAAGGTGATAAGAAGAACCCACAGCCTGTCAAGAATGGTGCAGTGCAAGTGGACGGTATGGCGTTGGAGTTCAATATCCATCCTGCCAGCCATAGAACAGAGTTTGTCGTTAATGTGGAGTCTGTTCTTGACCAGATGAAGCGAATGGTTCCTGATTACGAAGTGGTGGCTGTGCCTGTGGCCAACTTCGATATGGAATACATTAAGGCTCAGCCTCAAGAGGCACAAGAGCTTGGCTGTGATCCCGACTACAACGCCTGGACTGGTGATGCAAATCCTCGTCCTGACGGTGATCGCCCTTTCCGTACAGCCTCTGGTCATATTCACATTGGTTGGACTTACGATACTTTCATTGGTGATCCTCTGCACGTCAACCGTTGCAACATGGTGGCTAAGAACCTGGACTTCTTCCTTGGGCTGGCTTCCTTGGAATATGACAAGGACACCAAGCGGCGTGAGATGTATGGTCGGGCAGGTGCTGTGCGCTACAAGCCTTATGGTGTTGAATACCGTACCTTGTCTAATGCATGGCTGCGTAGCCGTAAGCTGATGCAATGGGTGTATGAGTCTACGATGGCTGGCACTCGTGCTGCAATGGAAGGGCGCCTTCTGTTCGAAAAGCATGGGGATATTCAGGAAATCATCAACACCTCGGATATCAACGCAGCGCGTAAGATCATCAAAGAGGAAGGGCTGAGTGTGTGCCATGGCTGAAGTAATGGGCTATGAAGACATCGTAAGAGACATTAAGAATACGATCGTTCTGTACAAGGGCGATCCTGTTTACGTCACAGGTGTCTCTGAAGATTGCGTTGTGTCCTTCAAGAATATGAAGACGCAGAAGAATGACAAGCAAGCGTTTAACCTAGACGACTTCACCAATCCGAATAAGAGATTGGGCATGGCGAATAGCTGTGGTATGTCCTTCTATGTATCGCGTATTCCGTTTCGGAAGATGACGATTGGACACGCTCTAGGGAATATATCCTTCGAGTATTACAACCACCATGAGATGATCGAAGACCAGAAGCTTCGGGATGGGCTGGCTCATCTGCAGAAGATGCACACTAAGGAGCTGGCAGCTACGATGCTTGGTGAGTATCCGCCCTTCGATAAGGCGTTGGAATTCATCACCAAGAAGGGTGAACCTTGTAGCATGGCGTTTGACAGACAATTCGCCATTACTCACAAGCGGGAAATCATCTACAAAACCCGTAAGGTAGGTGCGCTTCCGAAGGGGAAGAAGACAATCAAAGGTATTGTCTGGGACGCAGGTTGTGAACATTTGTCTATTCTGATTGGAGGTAATTGTGCAGAAACTCTTCGAAATCTACGGGAAGCCTAAGACCGAAGGCGATATTGGTATTGAAGTTGAATGTGAAGGTGCCAACCTGGTTCGTGTAGAGGGTGGTGGTTGGCATACAGAGGATGACGGTAGCCTGCGTCCTGCTGGTGGCTTTCCCACTCTCAAGTGTGAATGGGTGCTTGATGTGCCTGTTCCTCTTGAGGATGTGAAGAATAAGCTTCTGTTCTTGGCTAAGAAGCAGGATAAGGCTACGCTCAAGTTTGGTTTCCGTACCTCCGTTCACGTTCATGTAAATTGTCAGGAACTTACGTACTACCAACTGCTGAACATGATTTACATCTATTTCCTTTACGAAGAGCCACTGATTAATTTCTGTGGTGAAGGGCGTAAGGCTAATAGATTCTGCCTGCGTCTTCGTGATGCAGAGGGTCAGCTTGACGCTATTAATCGTCTCATTGCTCTGGGGGAGATTGGCCTTCATAAGCTGCAGCGTGATCGGACACGCTATTCCGCTCTTAATCTCGAAGCTCTACCTAAGTATGGGAGCCTGGAATTCCGAGGCATGCGTGGCACGCTAGACGTTCCTATTCTCATGTCTTGGGTGAACATGTGTCATTCCATCAGGGAAGCAGCTAAGCAGTATGAAGACGTCTCTGCTGTTCATGACGCGTTTGTAAAGCTTGGCCCTGAGGAATTCGGCAAGAAGGTGTTTGGCAAGGAGTTTAAGAACCTTGAAGATGTGGAGGATGGTGCTGCCCTGGGTTATTCGCTATCATTGGACCTTCCTTATATGTTTAAGGAAGAAAAGAAAAAACCTTACAAGGAATACAAGAAACCTAAGTATGAAGCTCCTCAGAAGCTGCAGAAGATTGCGGCTCGTGCGCGCCGAGCGATAGACCCTGATCTGTATCAGTTCGTCCTTCCTGATGTTGAAGCGAACGAGGTGTTTGAAGGTTGGGAAGCAAGACGTCTTCAAATTATTCGAGACGCTCACATGCTTGCTATGCCCGGTCGTATTGCTGATATGCTTGTTAATGACGAGGCTGTTCCAGGAGAAGTTGCATGAAGTTCTATCCGTATTCGATGAAGAGTGGGAGTGTTAAGCGTCTCTGCGAAGCACTAGATGTCAAGCGCATCTATCGAGAGGGTCCAGCTATTCAAGTGGATACCTTGGTTAACTGGGGTTGTGCTAGGCTCAGACGCACTGTTGGAGCCGAGCGCATCCTCAATTCCTTCGAAGGTGTGGCGAAGGCCCATAACAAGCTTAAAACGTTTAAAGCACTAGATGGCCATGTAGGTATTCCCGAGTGGACAGAATCTCGTGTAGAGGCTAATAGGTGGCTTGCTGAGGGTCTGTGGGTGTATGCTCGTACCAATCTGACAGGAAACAGTGGGGATGGGATTGTTCTCCTAGAGCCGTATGATACGATTCTTAAAGATATTGCCCCTCTTTACACAAAACGTGTCAACGTAGACCAAGAGTACCGCGTTCATGTCTTCAATGGCAAGGCCATCTTCCTCCAACGTAAGGCTAGAAAGCGAGCAGTTCCTGATGCTGAAGTTAATTGGAAAATCCGAAATCATGAGAACGGTTTCATTTTTGCTCACAAGGATGTATTCGTTCCTTTTATCGCCATACAAAGTTCTCTACACGCTGTCGATCGTCTTGGTCTTGACTTCGGTGCTGTGGATGTGGCTATAGGAAAGGATGGAAAGCCTTACGTCTTCGAAGTGAACACAGCCCCTGGTATTGAGGGGACTTGTCTAGATGTGTATGTCCAAGCTTTTAAGGAGCTGATGTGAAATACTTAATCCTGGTATCTGCTATTCTCTTATCCATGGGGTGTACCAAACCCCCTCAAGTGGATATGTCAGCAGCACATCCTGAGTTGTTTGCTGCGTATCAAGAAGAGGAGCACCCTTGTCTTGATCTGGAGGTTTTATCATCACATGTCTACACTGATGTTCAGTTGGCTACGAAGATAGATCATCTTGAAGTAGTTATCACCAAGCTTCAAAAAGATGTTAAGACTAATCCTGAGTTCGTTGTCTTGCAAGGGGCTGCGTATTTCTTGTATGAAACTCCTGAGATGTCTTTTGAAGACTTCTACAAGGGCGTTATGCATGTGTGTCAGAAGAAGTTTGGTCCTATTGCAGATAGGAAGCACGTTTAATTTACAAGGAGTGTAATATGATTTCCGAAGTTGACATTCGTGATTGGGACGTTCAAAAGGCCAAGAGTCTTATCGTTGACGCTGAGTTTAACGCCCTCTACAACGGTAGGCAGCCTCCTTGGAACAAAAGTGACATGGATTATTTGCTAAAATTCTTCGAAGTTGCGGAACTTTTTCGTAAGAACGTAGTCAAACAGGTTCCTGCTCTGTTCAAGGAGAAGAAGAAGAAGTGATCCATACTAAGGTTGATCGCTTCCTTCAGATGGTGAGGGTGTGGGTGGAGCGTGATGGTGGTAATATGGATGCAGCATTAGCTTGGATGTATTCAGATAAAAACGAGCCAGGGAATCAGCCGACAGATGAGCAGATGCTGCGCGCATACAGCCCGGAGCTTTGGATGCACATCGAAGGGCAACAACGGCTTGACGTGTTGCGGGCTGTACGTGCGGGCCTCGCCCTCGCAACATCTAAGGAGAAATAAATGGACCAAGATATTGAAGATGAAATCTATAGACAAATTGGAGATGAATAATGTATGGCTAAAGGTAGATGTGTAGAAAAGATAGGTTCTATTCAAATCTTCCAGAAAGACGATGGTTCTTATGACGCATGGGATTTCGCAACAGATACGTACATCGCAAATCCGTACCACGACAAACCGGTCGGATATAAGCCTGTGGTTGTTAAGAAAACACCCGAGCAGATTCAGGAAGAGATTGGTGAAATCACTAGATACCAAACTGTGGATTTGGAGGACAGAAAGCTTAAGGCCGAATATCTACGGTATTACGGTGTTAAAATCGGTGTATCTGAGGCTGATGGAGCCACCCCTACGACCCATCATTATCCCTATGAGAAAGGGGGTGCGCTACAAGGTTATAAGACACGCCTAATCCATAATAAACGGATGTGGAGTGTTGGAGATATCTCGGGTTGTGATTTGTTTGGATGGTCTCAGGCTATTAGTGTAGGGGCTAAACGCCTTTACATTACTGAGGGGGAGATTGATTGCGTTAGTTTATATCAAATCTTCAAGGAACAAGCTAAAGGTACTCCTTATGAATCATTCTCTCCTGCTGTTGTGTCTCTTGCTCATGGTGCTGGAAGCGCTGCTAAGGACATTGGACGTCTCATGCCTGAAATTCGAAAGCATTTCAAGGAAGTTGTCCTGGTGTTCGATCAAGATGAGCCTGGGAAGAAGGCTGCTGAAGACGTAGTTAAGATTGTTCCCGAGGCATTAGTAGCCACTCTCCCTATGAAGGACGTCAATGAATGTCTGATGGCAGGGAAGGGTAAGGCTGTTCATGCTGCTGTTCAATTTCAGGCTCAGAAGCCTAAGAACTCACGATTGGTGAACGCTAATGACCTCCATGAGAAAGCGAAAGAAGCTCCTAAGTATGGGGTATCTTGGCCTTGGGACCACATCACCAAGGCTACTCGTGGTATTCGTACAGGGGAAACGATTTACATTGGTGCTGGCCAAAAACAAGGCAAATCGGAAATTGTTAACACGCTTACGGCGCACTTCATTAAAGAGCACGGGTGGAAGGTTTTCCTCTGCAAACCGGAAGAGTCTAATAACAAGACGTATAAGCTTGTTGCAGGTAAGTTAGAAGGTAAATTCTTCCATGATCCAACCAAAGAGTTTGACATGGAGGCGTATGATCGAGCAGGTGAGGTGATTAAAGATCATCTATTCATGCTTAATCTGTACCAGAGCATTACGTGGGAGGTACTTAAGGCTGACATTCGAGCGGCAGCGATGGAAGGCTGTAAAGCTATCATCATTGACCCAATTACCAATTTAACTAACGGAATGGAAAGTGGAGCCGCTAATACCAGATTACAAGAAATCGCTCAAGAGCTTGCTGCTATGGCTCTTGACCTGGACGTTGTTATCTTTATCTTTTGTCACCTGCGCAATCCTGATACAGGCCCACCTCATGAGCTTGGCGGGAGAGTCCTCAGTTCTCAGTTCGCTGGTAGCCGTGCTATGGCGCGCTCTTGTAACCTGATGCTAGGTTTAGAGGGAAATCGTGACCCTCACCTACCAGCAGAAGAGCGTAACCTACGTACCCTTGTCCTTTTAGAAGATAGAGAATTTGGGGAGAGTGGAGAGTTTAAACTATACTGGGATAAGGCCACTGGATTATTTAATGAACTATGAACTTATTGAACAACACTACCTAAAAAATCATGTCAAGCTAGTTAAGAAATTCTCTTGGAGAGCAGGAACAATTCAAGGTGGTGAGGATGTAGTACATGAAGCGTATTATCGCGCAATTAAGTATTGGAAGAGCTTCAGTGGAGACGATTTCGAAAGGTGGTTTGGCACCATCATCAACAATTGCCTCAGAGAATACAAGAACGCCGAGAAGGGTTTTAGTATTGTCCATGAAGAAGCCGATGAGGAGGAGAGTTACGAATGTACCAATTACTACAAGCATTTGATGAGGGATGTTCTTAAGCTGATTAGCACCAAAAGTGAAATTCAGCAGGAGGTATTGAGCTTGTATTTCAAGCAACAGTATTCTCCTAAGAGTATCTCGGAAATCACCAACATTCGTTATAAAGCTTGTCATCAAATCATTCAGCGATTCAGAAATGAATTAAAGGAATTATATGGCTGACGTGTGGTTCTGTAGTGATTTGCATTTCGGGCATAAGAACATTGGCAAGTTTAGAGAGCCTTGTAATATTACTAATGAGGCCCACAATCGTCAGACCATTGCCCATGACTGGCACAACTGCGTTACGAAACGCGGTGTGGTGTATGTTCTAGGAGATGCCTGTTTCACTATGGAAACTGTAGAGACGTTTGCATCTTTGCCAGGAAAGAAAATCCTAGTTAGAGGTAATCATGATCTACTAGACACACAGGTGTATCTGAAGTATTTTGAAGGGGTGTATGGACTTCTAAAGTATAAAGAATTCTGGCTGTCTCATGCACCTATCCATCCTCATGAGCTTAGGGGCAAGGTAAATCTTCATGGTCATGTACACTTTAATACTGTACTCCATGATAATGGGAAAACAGATAATCGCTATTTCAACTGCTGCCCTGAGAATCTGTGGGCGTTGAAAGGAAGGGCTTTAATTTCTCTAGACGAGATTAGAAAGTATCTAAATGATTAAAACAATTGACATACAGCCACACATGATGGCAGCATATTTAGCTAAACGCCTAGCATCCCATGATGTTCTTACGTGGAAGTTTAATGGAGATTTCAAATACATTGATTGGGAAGATACTCAGAGGCGTATTCGAGATATTATATTAAATGAGTTCTTAAAAGAATGAGAATTGCTGTAGGAGATTTAGAAGCTAATGGACTATTAGATACAGTAACTAAGGCGCATTGTGGCGTATTCATTGAAATAGACACTCACAAGGTGTTGAAATTTCGTCCTCATCAAATCCAGGAAATGTTGGATTATTTGGACACTGTTGATGTATTAATCATGCACAACGGTATTGGATATGATTGGCCTTTGCTTAGGAAGCTGTACGGATATGAGTATAAGGGAAAGAAAGTCGATACTCTTATCATGTCTCGACTTTTAAACCCTAAGCGCTTAGTTCCATTTAACTGTCCAAATAAGAAGATTGGTCCTCATAGCGTTGAAGCATGGGGCTACCGAGTTGGGAGGGGCAAGCCAGAGCATAATGACTGGGCTAATTTCTCAGAAGAGATGCTCCATAGGTGTACCGAGGATGCCGAGATTCAGTTGCTCATCTACAAGGAGCTTTTAAAAGAAGCTCATGGTGGGAATTGGAAGAGCGCATTCTTATTATCATTCAAGCTTTTTGAATACCTTCAGAAGCAAGAAGAATACGGCTGGCTCGTAGATCAAGAGCATATGCGATTCTGCGTTCGTCAATTAACTAAATGGATGGAACGCATTGATAAAGTTGTTACACCATACCTCCCTCAAATATTAGTAATCGAAGAACCTAAGAAAGAAGGTGAATATCAATACCTCAAACGACCATTCCTCAAGAGTGGGGAGTATTCCGAAAGTGTTACTAACTGGATTCTTAATACTAATCTTGACATTAACGAGCGCCCCGTTATGGGTCTCTTTAGTCGCATTAGTTTTAGGGCCACCGATCTAAACTCTAATGACGAAACAAAAGATTTCCTTCTCGGCATGGGATGGGAGCCAAAAGAGTGGAACACAAACGACGAAGGCGTTAGAACAAGCCCTAAGCTCAGCAAAGATGATCCTTTTGAGGGCATTGATGGAAAGGTTGGTAAGCTTGTCGCAAAACGAGTCCAATGTAGACACCGTCGCAGCAATATTGAAGGCCTCTTCGATCTTATTCGAGAAGATGGACGAGTTGCAAGTGTTATCAACACTCTCGCAGTTACAGGACGAGCCACCCATAGGAACATTGTTAACGTCCCAAGGGCAGGCAGCTTCTACGGTAATCAGATGCGAAGAATCTTCGTTAGCAAACCCGGATACGTCTTGGTTGGGACCGACTCTGATGCCAATCAGATCCGAATGCTTGCGGGGAGAATGAATGATGAGGCTTACACTGAAACCGTCATTAACGGAGACAAGAGCAAGGGAACTGACATTCATTCGGTCAACATGCGAGCAGCTAAGCTTGGCTCTCGTGACGATGCAAAGACATTCTTTTACGGATTCCTCTTTGGAGCCGGAGATGCGAAGGTTGGAAAGATTGTTAAGGGAAATGCACAAAGAGGTAAGGAACTCAAGGCTGACTTCCTGGACGGCTTACCGGCCCTCGGAAGACTTCTTGATCGATTAAGTGAGGAGTGGAAGAAGACAGCAAAGCAACGATATAACGCTAAATTTAATAGAATGGAATATTATGATGGAACTATTACAGGTTTAGACGGTCGTCCTATTATTGTTCCGTCTGAGCATCAAATCCTTGTGTATTTGTTGCAATCAGATGAAGCGATTATGATGGCAGCGGCCTACGTTCGAGTTCATAAAACTCTAGAGAATACGGGGTTGGTGTATGGTGAAGATTATGGATGCGTGTGCTGGTATCATGACGAATATACGTTCGAAGTGAAAGAAGAATACGCTGACATTGTAGCAAAGCATGCAGAAGCTGCTATTGCTTGGGCAGGGGCATTCTACAAGATTCCTTGTCCACATCTAGGTCATGCAGCAATCGGTAAGAATTGGTATGAAATTCATTAAGGAATAATATGTTTAATAACAATGTCGCTAAGATTACTGAATCCTTTTACAAGATGGTTGAAAAGCTTGAGAAGGTGGAAGTGCGTTCTCTTCAACGTATTTCGGATAGTCAGGCTCTTATTCGAGCGGCTAATGAATATATTGAAGAGCAACAAAAGGAAGTGAAGCAAGCACGCCATGTGACTGCTAAGATTCGTGAACTGATTGGAGAATAAATATGACTAAGATTCGTGAAATTAAGAAGGCTGAGGAGCCTGTGAAGAAGAACTGCGTTCTCATTACGCTTCAGTATGACGCTCGTTACGATGCTCTTGAAGCATTGGTTAAGCGTGGCCTTCGTAAACCTGACGATGATGAATATTATGGTGGCCCTGATTTCAAGGACATTAAGGGGTATCAAATCACTGGTAGTTGGTTCATTGTGAATACTAAGGATGGTGCTGAATACGCCTACCCTAATTCTAGTATTGCACGTCTCAAATTCTATTCGGAGGAATAAACATGGCATTGAATGCAAAGCAAGCAGGAAACGGTGGTAATTACGGTGAACGAGTTATTCAGAAAAACCTTGAACCTGGTAATTATCCGGGGCGTGTGGTGCAGATTATTGATTTTGGTCTACAAGCTCAAAAGCCGTTCAAAGGACAGGACAAACCCCCTGTTCAAGAAATTGGTCTAACCTATGAACTCGTTGATGAGTTTATGAAGGATGAAGAGGGTAACGATGTTCTGGATAAACCTCGTTGGGCTTCAGAGCAAATGCCTCTGCATAATCTCAAGGCTGATCGTGCTAAGAGTACCGTTCGTTATAACGCTCTCGATCCAGCAGGTGTGCATGAGGGTGATTTCTCTGCTCTTCTTGATACGCCTTGTATGGTTACTATTGTCAACAATGTCGTCGGTGACAAAATCTACGACAACGTTGCAGCAGTTAGTCCAATGCGAGCTAGAGATGCTGCGAATCTCCCGCCGCTGAAGAACCCTGCACGAGTCTTCGACTTGGACAATCCTGACATGGAAGTGTTTGGTAAGTTTCCTAAGTGGATTCAAGAGAAGCTGTGTGCCAATCTGAATTACAAGGGCTCTGCTCTTGAGGCTAAGGTTGGTGGTAAGGCTGATCGTCCTGTGGCTAAGGCTGACAAGGCTGAAGTCCCTAAGAAGAATCGTCAAGCACCGGTTAAGGAAGAAGAAAACGAAGAAGACCCTCCGTTTGACGCTGACAACAATCCGTATTAATGCAAGAAAAGGTTTGTAGAATTTGCCAGAATTCTAAACCTATCTCAGAATATTATCCTAATAAGCACTGTAAATATGGTGTTGTTGGGACATGTAAAATCTGCTATAATCCGCGTATCAGTCAGTGGTATGCGGATAATAGAAAAGATAGGCAGGATAAAGCAAACGATAGGAATAGAAGCAGGAAACAGGAAGCTGTGGATCGCTTCGGAAATCAATGTGAAGATTGTAAACAAAGTTATCCAAACTACGTTTATCAATTTCATCATCTTGATCCGTCACAGAAAGATGTGAATCCAAGTAAAGCCATGGCAAGTCCCACTAAAATGTGGGAGGAGTTGGCGAAGTGCGTGATGTTATGTGCTAATTGTCACATGATTCGGCACCATAGAAAGGAGGCCGTTGATGAGACCACTCATTGACGGGGATTAGATATCCTGCTGTATGAGGTAGGGTTTGCTGTAGAAGCTGGATGGAAGGCTGAGAATAAAGAAGGCCTTCCTCCCTTCGATAGAGCAGCCGACTCCTTAGACATGCGTATTGCTAACATCTGTGCAGTGGTTGAGGCTACAGAACCTCCAGTTCTCTATCTAACAGGAAAGACTAATTTCCGATATGAGATTGCCAAGCGTACTCCGTATAAGGACAGACCAAGCGCAAAACCCTTCCACTATCATAATCTGAAAGCGTATGTTAAAGGAACACGTAATTACATCGAATCCGCTGGAATGGAGGCCGATGATGAACTTGCCCTCGAACAAACAAGATGTCCCTCTGAAACCATTATATGCTCCAGGGACAAGGACTTGCGAGCTGTGCCAGGATGGCACTATAGCTGGGAGAATCACTTGCAACCCCAATGGGGGCCAGTGTTGGTTGATGTATTTGGAAAAATCGAATTGTCACCCGACAGAAGAGTGCTTCGTGGATATGGTGCAAAATTCTTCTATTCTCAAATCTTAACTGGAGACAAGGTAGACAGCATTCCAGGCCTGCCTAAATGTGGGGCCGTAAGAGCGTTTGAATGCTTAGAGACAGCCAATACCATTGGCGAATGTTATAAACGCGTTGTAGAGGCTTATAGACCCCTCTATGGGCCTTTTGCTGAGGATGAAGTGCTTGAACAAGGACGGCTTCTTCATATGACGCGTTATCTAGATGAATGGGGCTACCCTATCTTATGGGAGCCACCTAATGAGTAAGGAGAAACCTAGAAATGGCGGAGAATGGACAGAAGCAAGATTCAATTCCTTTGTCAAGGGAGGTCTTAGAAGCGCTTCACAAAGATGGCCTCCTAAGTACCGCGTCCTTAGTAGAGCTTATAGTGGGACACAGGTTAACGCCGCTACAGGCAGAATGGCTAAACATTATTTATGCAAACGTTGCAAGGGAATCTTCCCTCTTAAACATGTCGAGGTTAACCACATTACCCCCGTCATTCCGGTAACAGGGTTTGACTCGTGGGATGGAGTGATTGAGCGCCTATTCTGTGAAGAAACGGGCTTAGAAGTATTATGCAAGCCTTGCCACAAGGAAGTGACAAAGGCTGAAAATGAAGAAAGAAAATTAAATAAATGAATCAATATAACGGTTTTAATCTCTTTAATGACATTGAAGATATCGACCTTCGTACTCGTAACCGTGCTGTGGTGTTGGCAAACATCTTTCAAGATAACAGCAAGCAACTGAAGATGACTCCTAAGGGCGCTTCAGTATTCCTCAATTATTTCAAGCTCATTCCTGATGAAGAGAAGCAACGTGTTGAAGCGAAGTTTCGTGAATGCATGAAGGAACGAGGTTTTAAGGAGACGTATTAATGGCTGAAGGAGTTAAACATGATGCTGGTAAGCTGCCTCTTGATCTTCTTGATCCTATTGCTTTGGACGGTATCGCGGCAGTGTTACAATTTGGTGCGAAGAAGTATGCAGCGCACAACTGGAGAGGAGGGATTTCCTACTCTCGACTTATTGCTGCTCTTCTCAGGCACACTTTCTCTATCCTCCGTGGCGAGTATGTTGATCCTGAGTCGGGTTTGCCCCACATCGATCATGTTGGTTGCTGCTGGATGTTCTTAAGTAATATGATGAAAACCCGCCCTGACTTGGATGATTTATACCATGGACAAGCTCGCACTAGCGCTGATCAAAAAAGCTAAGGAAACTCCCTACTTTCATTTGAAAGATAAGGACACTGGGGACATCTACATGGAGCGTTATTGGCTGAAACCTTTCTCGGATAAAGAGAAGGACAGCATTCGCATCCATCACATCATGAGAAGTGATAATGACAGAGCATTACATGACCACCCTTGGGCGTCTACTTCAATCATATTATCTGGAGGTTATTGGGAAATTGAGCCGGAAGATCAGGAACAGGACCCAAGAGCAGATAGTTATGCATTTACCAGAACGTGGAAAGGTCCTGGAGCAGTTACGCATAGAAAGGCAATGGACAGGCATCGACTTGAAGTCCCTCCTGGAGGGTATGCCTGGACAATGTTCATTATGGGTGGATGGGAAAGAGACTGGGGGTTTCACGACCCTGAGACGGGATTCGTATACTGGAGGGAATATCTTAATGATTACGTTACCTCCACATCTACTGATAAAGGAATGACGTGAAACTGAGTAGAATTTCTGTTGAGTTGGTTGGTTGTTACGGGGATGATCTCTCTGTAGTGAACGCAGCCAGAGTGAGCTTCCATAAAATTTCTGAGGAGATGACAAGTGCGGACGAAAAACTTATTACCTACCTTGCTAAAAATAAACATTTTAGCCCTTTTAATCATTCTTTTCTTAGTTTTCGTGTAAAGGCCCCTATCTTTGTTGCTAGGCAATTAGTCAAGCATAAGTTTATGCCTTGGAACGAAGTGTCTCGTAGGTACGTGGATGATGAACCTGAGTTCTACATCCCTGACATTAGATTGAGGGCTGAGAGCGTTAAGCAAGGTAGTGGTGGTATTCATCCAGATGAACCGGAGTATGCTGCACATATTGAAGATATGTGTATGGAATCTCTCCATCTCTACAATAGGTTGCTTAAGAATAACGTAGCTCCTGAGATTGCTAGAGCTGTTCTTCCTCAGAACATGATGACCGAATGGATTTGGTCAGGTACTCTAGGTGCTTTTGGTGACATGCTTAAGTTACGCATGGACCCTCATGCTCAAGCAGAGAGTCAAATAGTAGCGTATAAGATTTATAATATTATTCTTCAACATTTCCCCGTCAGTATTGACGCTTTGATTGATAACAAATGAAACAAAACATCGTTGTAATTCCTGATACACAAATCCGTCCTGATGACGATCTCACATTCCTTAATCGTATTGGCAGCTACATTGTAGACAAGAAGCCTGACGTGGTTATCCATATGGGCGACCATTGGGATATGCCTTCGCTATCATCTTATGACGTTGGTCGTAAGGTGTTTGAGGGCCGGCGCTACAGTAAGGACATTGACGCTGGTAATGAAGGCATGGATGCTCTGTGGAGCCCTCTTAAAGAGTATAACCGTCAACAGCGTAAGAATGCTAAGAAGCAATACAGTCCTCGTACCATCTTCTTGATGGGTAATCACGAGAATCGTATCAACCGTGCTGTAGATGGTGACGCTAAGCTGGAAGGCACTATTGGTCTTGAAGACTTGTTCTTAGCTGATTTTGATGAAGTGTATGATTTCCTTGAAACTGTTGTTGTTGGTGGGGTGGCTTTTAGTCATTATTTCACTACTGGTGTTGCAGGCAGACCGGCCTCTTCGGCTGCAGCGCAGCTTAACAAGAAGCATATGTCTTGTGTCGCGGGGCATCAACAAGGCTTGCAGGTTCATATGGCCCAGCGTGCCGACGGTAAGCGTATCACTTCCATTATTGCAGGTAGTTGCTACGAGAATGCTCATGACTATCTAGGCCCTCAGGGTAATCAACATTGGAACGGTGTGTTGATGCTGTACGGTGTTGAGGATGGTCAGTTCAACATGATCCCTGTTCCTCTGGAATATTTGAAGGAACGTTACGTCTAAGGAGTCGATTATGGGTGAAAAAGAAGATAGTAATATGTCCTACTCCTTAAATGATTACCAGGTGGATGCCATGAGCGTCCGCTTGGACTCTGCCACTCCCGAGTATGCCTTGTTAGGTTTAGGCGGTGAGGTTGGTGAGATTTATAGCTTAGCTGCTAAGGCTGTTCGAGATGGTTTTAAGTTTGACTTCGAACAGAACATGAAGAAGGAGCTTGGGGATGCTCTCTGGTTTATTGCAGCAATTGCAGCAGATAATGGTTTTACGCTAGAAGATGTAGCCAGAGGAAATATTAATAAACTGTTTAGTAGGAAAGAACGAGGAACCCTACAAGGCAGTGGTGATAATCGATAAAAGGACATAATGACAGAACAAAGCTTACGCAGTCAACTCATTGCCCGGAGGACATACAATCGTCCTCTGGATGAGGAAGGAAAAGTATTTGAAACGTGGGAACAGACAGTTGATCGCGTAATTGATCATCAAAGATGGTTATGGAATAGAGCCGAAGGCAGTACGCTAGAAGTGGCTCTTCTTGGTGATGAACAGGAGAAAGAACTAAATGAACTCAGAGGCCTCATGCTCGAACGCAAAGTGCTCATGTCAGGGCGAACGCTGTGGCTTGGAGGTACTGAAGTTGCTAAACGACGGGAAGCTTCTCAGTTCAACTGCTCCTTCACTTGCGTGGAAACTGTCTACGATTTGGTCGATGTGCTCTGGCTCCTTATGCAAGGATGCGGCGTGGGCTTTCGACCGATTGTTGGACAGCTTACTGGATTCGCAAAGCCAATCAAAGAGTTTGAGGTTATCCGAAGCACCAGAGTGGGAAAAGGCGGAGACCAGGGCAACACAGAAACGTTCGTTGATGGTGTCTGGACTATTAGGGTTGGAGACTCAGCAGAAGCATGGAGCAAGTCCATCGGTAAGCTGGCCGCACATAAGTTTCCCGCCGATAAACTTGTACTCGACCTTTCACAAATCCGACCTGCAGGAGAAAGACTAAAAGGATATGGATGGATTTCATCGGGTGATGAAGCAATTGCTAAGGCGTACTCGGCAATCTTTACCATCCTTAATAAACGTAGTGGTAGCCTCCTTTCTCGTATTGATATACTTGATATTGTTAACTGGCTCGGCACTATTCTCTCTAGCCGTCGAAGCGCTGAAATTGCGCTATTCGAATATGGTGAAGCAGAGTGGGAAGAATTCGCTGTTGCGAAGAATAACTGGTGGGTAGATAATGTCCAAAGAGCACAGAGCAACAACAGCCTATTATTTAAACAGAAACCTTCTAGAGAAGAACTTCGAGGTATCTTTGACATCATGGTTAGAAGCGGAGGGAGCGAACCCGGATTCATTAACGGGAAGACAGCTACTGAACGCGCTCCTTGGTTTAGGGGTGTTAATCCATGTGCCGAAATCCTCCTCGGAAACAAATCCTTCTGTAATCTAACCGAGGTAGACATTGCAAAATTCTATGGCGATTCAGCAGGACTTCGTAGAGCCATTCACTTGGCAGCAAGAGCTAATTACAGACAAACGTGTGTTAACCTTCTTGACGGAATTCTTCAAGAGGCATGGCATCTCAACAATGAGTTCCTCAGACTCTGTGGCGTTGGACTTACTGGAATTGTCAGACGGCCTGACCTTAGTCCTTATGACTACAGCGAGCTTCAAAGAGTTGCTACTGCAGGAGCTTACGGAATGGCTGACGAGCTTGGGCTACCACGTCCAAAGAATGTTACTACTGTCAAGCCTAGTGGAACTCTCTCCAAGGTCATGGACACGACTGAGGGCGTACACAAACCATTGGGCAAGTATGTCTTCAATAACGTTAACTTCGGAAAACATGACCCCCTCGTTCCTCTCTGTACAGATGCTGGATATAAGGTCATCGATAATCCAAGTGACCCTGATGCAGTACTCATCACCTTCCCGGTCAAATGGGACAGCGTTCACTTCGACACCTTTGAAAAGGATGGCAAGGTTCTTGAGGTTAATCTAGAGTCTGCTATCACACAGTTAGAGCGTTACAAGATGCTCATGGAGAACTGGTGTCAACAGAACGTAAGCGCTACGATTAGTTATTCACCTGATGAAGTGGAAGGAATTGTAGATTGGTTAATTCAAAACTGGGATATCTATGTTGGAGTTTCTTTCCTGTTTCGGGCTGATCCTACTAAGAACGCTAAAGACCTTGGCTATCTCTACCTTCCACAAGAAGTAGTTACTAAGGAGGCCTACGAAGAATATGTCAAAACCCTTCGACCTATCGACCTGGATAGATCAAACGATATCGACGCTCCCCTCGACGATGACTGCGCTGGAGGAGTCTGCCCCATCCGCTAAGTGGGGCGTATTCGATCTAGCAGGTTTAAGCGGGGAGGTACATGCTGTTCCTATTTATGAGAATGGCTACCCCCGCTTAGGTCATACCCTCAGCCTAGGATGTGCTTGTCAACCTAGGATTGAGAAATTTGTCTACTTCATGGTGGGCCATAAGGAAATTGATTAATGAATGAGAAGATTGTTCAAATGGTCCCTTGGGGCCTATACATCATCTGTCTAACAGATAAAGGTACTATGTGGCGATATGATCCGGAGGATAATGAATGGCTACGTCTGAGGTGATTATTCAAGGAGGTGTATCGAAGATTAGTGAGAACTATTATCGTTACGACTACTCTAATACTAGTGGATACCAAATTATTTTCTTCACTTCTTCTACAGTCCCTAAGATTGGAGATAAGATTGTGAATAATACGTTGGTAGAAGCTACACTGCCAATCATCAATCAAGATCATTCTAAATGGGAAACCAGAGATTATGATTCTTGGCCTGATGATGTAGATACTAAGTATTACAAGAAAATTTAAGCAAAAAAAAAAGCCCTCCGGGATCACTCCTAGAGGGCTTTCGTATTTATAGGACTACATTAGTCCAATATTGTCTTTCCTTATCATTGAGACTTCCTGTGTAGCCTAGGCTTCCAAAGTAGTCATCTTTGATGTCATTCAAACTTCCCACACCTGTTGGATAAAGAGCCAGCCAATAATCACGCTCACTTTCTGTTCTATCCACCACGGTCCACATATGTTCTTTAAACATATCGTCAATGCTACCTACGTAGCCCGCTGTTCTCAGCGCTCTATACTTCTCGTCATTGAGAGTCATTAATCACTCCCTTCTGCGTTACGTTGCTAATCAAATATCCTGAATAGATAGAAACCACAATACCTCCCCAAGCAATTGCTGTGAGAGTGTTCATAGCTAAGAAGATAGAAGCTAAAAGGATGATGAGTATCCCCATAATCCATTTGCGAGAGAGAAACTTATTTTCGTTTACGCTTGTCATATTGATTTAACGCTCGGTTCTTACTGGCTGACATCACTTGCGTATTACCCTTCTTGTTGTTACGAGGGTTAGAATCTTTATGATCGATATCTTTCCCATCACCCTTCCTCACCTTTCCCTCTTTCATAGCTTCAGCTCTAGCTGCATTACGAGAGGCTCTGTCCTTCTTGCTAGAAGGTTTAGAATTGTATTTACGCTGTCTAATAGAATCAGCAGTGGCACCTGGTTTAAATTGGCCTTTCTTTGCCATTACTTCTTTCCTTTAATTTTATTTGCCAGATCAAGAAGGATCATGAACTCCGTGGCAATAGTTGTATCAAAGTGACTAGGTGGGTTGTATTTAGGACGACTACCTTCTTGAGTACGTCCCATAGCAAAGCCTCTAGCTTCTGTATCAGTTGAACGATAATCAGAATGTTTAGCTGTCCATTCGGCGCTTAACTTCTTAGCAAGAGCTTGTACTGGATGACGTTCATTACCAAACCCCATTGTGAAATCAAGCTTACCCATAGCATCGATAAACTGTTTCTCTTGATCTGTTTGATCTCTACGAGGCTTCTTATCAATGTCAATCTTAAGCTGCATGATTTGACGATTAGCAGCATGCGCAAGTTCATGGATGAATGTGTCTGCCGCTTCCTTAGTAGGTTTGTTATTAGTATAGAAAAGACTAGGAGAAAGCTTCAACTCACCTTTGTCTTTAGAATACACTGATCTAGAGAACTCACCCACACTTCCACCTAAAGCGCTTACAGACATATTAGGAACCATATCAGCACCTTCTAAAAGAGTAATGATGCTTTTATATTCCGGGGTACTGGATACCTGTTTAATCAGCTCTTTAATTTCTCCACCACCCCGCTCATCTAAATTTGCTTTCTTCTCTCGATCGGTAATACGACCAAACTTAGAACCAAATCGATCTAACACTTCACCAACTGTTCTAGGTTTACTCCCAGAATAGAACACAGCTCTATTGGCAAGAGCCACCTTAGGTGTGACGTGTTCAGTAGCAGCATCCTCTCTGGGGGCTTTCAAGAAGTCTCCAGCAGCTCCCTTTCCCAGGAAATGATACATGTACAAATCCACCTCGGTGGGCTTGCGTCCTAGATCATTCTCTGCGGCCTTAGCATTTTGTTGGGTGAAATACCTAACAACTTCTCTACTCTTCTCAGGGTCTTTACGATCTGCGAGAGTGTAATCCTTCCCCATCTCAGCGACAGTTTGTTTCCACGTAGACGCAGTGAACTGGTGCAGCCCAGTAGCAGTGCTCTCAGGGTTCTTAGCCCCAGGATCACCCCCACTCTCTACACCTTCCATCTTAGCAATGAAATTATCTACGTCTCTCACCTCAGCCTGGGCAGGAGTTGATTTAGAGGCTCTAGGAGCCATTATTGTCCCTACCCTAGTGTACTGTACCTCCCAAGGCGCTTTCTCTCTCTTAGAGGGTTCTGCGGCCCTTGGTGAGGCTTGTACAACAGAGGCGGGAAGAGCATCTCCAGAAGCTGTAGGAACTACCTCCTCCCAGGGGGCAACCTCCTTAGCTTTGGGCTCTTCTTTCGCTTCAGCCATTATTCAACCACCTTCCAGTTGTCAGACGTATTCGCTCCACCGATGTAACGGTAGTTCTTCCCTTGATAGGTTTTGATTGTTCCGATAGGAAGCTTATCCCCATAAGGGCTGAACACGTAAGGGAGGAATTCACCCTTCATCTTATTCCAATAGGCTTCATAGTTGGTTGTACCTTCCATGTGAGCGCCAATGTGAATCATTTGATTCAGAGCCTTCTGAGAGCTATTCAATTCCTGTGTGAGACCTTGGAGAGCTCTTGCGTTAGCAGGGTCTAGTCCTGTAGCAGTCTTAGGAACGAAAGCAACCCCTGAGCCATTGAACTTAATATCCAC